ACAACCAGATCAAAATACTTTATCTGTTACTATTCAATTTAAAGTCGGTAATATGACAGAACCTGAACTTATAAACACTACAATCGCGAGGTTAAGATAAATGGCAACTAATATTACATCAACTGCTTTAGACTTCGATAACATTAAAAATTCATTAAAAGATTATTTTAAGAAGAAGACAGAATTTGCTGATTATGATTTTGATGGTTCAGGTCTATCAAACATATTGGATGTGTTAGCTTATAACACTCATTTTAATGGTTTGATTGCAAACCTAGCAACAAATGAATCATTTATTCATACAGCTCAATTAAGATCATCATTGGTTTCTCATGCAGAATCTCTAGGCTATGACATAAGATCTAAAACTTCTTCACAGGTAACATTTGATGCAACTTTAAATTTAACCGGGGTTTCTGGAAGAGCACAAACATATACACTACCAATAGGTACATTTTTTGTTGGAACTAATGAAGAAGGAACTCATAATTTTATTACGAGAGAAATCTATACTGCAAGTGATGACGGAACTGGTTTATACACATTTAAAGATACAAATGGTGCGACTGGCGTTACTGCGTTTGAAGGAAGTACCATAACTAAAACTTTTTTTGTTGGTCAACAGACCGATAGACAAATTTATATTATTCCTGACTCTGAAATTGACACGAATAGTGCTGTAGTTAGAGTGTTTGATTCACCAACATCAGATCAAAACACAGAATACACACCATTGAGCAAAGCTATAACAGTAAACGCTAGTTCTACTTATTATACGTTAAGAGAAGCACCTAACGGTAGATACGAATTAAATTTTGGAGACGGTATAACTTTTGGAAAAACACCCGAGGCTGGAAGCAGAATAGTTGTTACATATTCTAGAACAGTTGGTGAAACAGCAAACGGTTGTAAATCCTTTACAACAACTGCGGCATATACTATAGGAGGAACTGCTTATTCAGTAGCAATTGTTCCTCAAGCAAATTCTGCAGGTGGAGCTGACAGACAAGGTATAGAATCAATAAGACAAAATGCTCCTTCCGCTTTTGCTGCACAGCAGAGGTTAGTTACTCCTGATGATTATAAAGCAACGATATCATCAAACTTTCCTACAGTTTCTGATATATCAGTTTGGGGCGGTCAAGACAATGTTCCAATAGCTTACGGAAAAGTTTATATCGGTCTTGATTTTAATGCTGGTCTATCAGATGCGGCAAAGACTGTTATTAAAAATTCTATCAAGACAAACTTTTCTGATAATCTTTCAGTGATGTCGATTACTCCAATATTTGTTGACCCAATAGAAACATTTTTAGAGTTAGATACTATGATAACAGTAAATCCAAATCTAACTTCAAAAGCTCCACAGACTTTAGAAAATAATACAAGAGATATTATTACTAATCATATCAGCACAAAAATAAACGGATTTACAAAAACGTTTAGAAGATCTAATCTTTTAACTGAAATAGACGAGATCGATGCTGGAATATTAAACTCAAGAATGGACGTAAAGGTACAAGTGAGATTAGTTCCTGTGCTGAATGAACCGACTTCATACACTGTAATTTTTCCAATGCCTATACTTGGCGAAGGATCACAACAAGTTAATATTGAGTCATCAACGTTTGATGTAACCGGAGTGAACGGAAAGTGTAAAGTAGTAAACAGAGCTGGTTCACTTATTTTACAAATAGTAAATGTGGACGATAATGATTCTGTTGTAACTGATAATATAGGCTCTTATTTTCCATCAACTGGTGTGTTAAGTTTAAGTAATTTTAACTTGAGTTTAATAAATGCCGGAGTAAATTATTTAAAATTTTCAGCAGTTCCACAAGATCAAGCAACTATTCCGATGTTAAGAAACTTTGTTTATAAACTTGATGCATCTAGAATAATAGTTAATCACACTATCGACAGACAAGGCATAAGAGTAACACTATAATGGTCGAAAGAACTTTAACAGATTATGGAAGGCTTGATGTAACTTTTCATCGTAATGCAGTGAAGGAAGTTCTACCTGAACATTTTACTACTGACTATCCAAACTTAATAACATTTTTAGAATCTTATTATGAGTTTTTAGATAGCGGTGATAACTTTGGTGCGTTAATTCAAGATCTCTATACAATACGTGATGTTGAAGCTTCTTCATTGCAGCATTTGGATAATATGTTTCGTGAACTTGGTCATGGAATGTCGCAATCATTCTTTAATAGTCCTAGAGAAGTCATAAGAAATTTTGCAAGATTTTTTAGAGTAAAAGGATCTCGGTATTCTGCAGAAGGATTTTTCAGAGCATTCTTTGGAGAAGATGTTGAAGTAAGTTATCCAAAAGATGATGTATTCTTTTTAAATGATTCGAATCATTTAGTAGGCGATCCATACAGCATAATACAAGATGGATTAGCTTTTCAGATACTATCCATCATGTTAAAAGTTCCTCTTTCTTTTAATATATGGGGAGAATTATATAAAAAGTTTGTTCACCCGGCAGGATTCTTTTTATCTAATGAAGTTTTAATACAACCAGATACAGAAACTCAACTTACAGCATTAGCTCCTATATTCGATTCTACTAAAGGTAGAACTTTACCATTATTAGTATTTGATGACAATGCGGGAATAGTTATAAGCGATGTCCCTGATATTACTATTATAGATAACATGGGTGCCACGGCATACGTAATGACTGGAGATAGTTTAAATACTGTGGAATTTAATCAAGTTGACAGCGTAACAAGCTCATGGACAGCAAATAGTAACAATGCTTTTGGATTAAAAGATTCTTCTATAAGTTACACATCAGCCAACCCAGGCTCGAACAGAGTCTTTAGTGTAAGAATGGATCCAAGTGAAACAATAGCAAAATATAAAGATGATTCAGTAAGAGTTTTAGATAATATATACAGATCAATATTTGACATGGCTGATGCAAGTAGTCCAAGAATGGATAGAGATCAAATCAACGGCTTTCCAACTGATATTAGATTTGATAACACAAATGAAACATTTGATCAAGGAATATATGATTCTCATGGAAGGACATGGAACTATATGTCTAATCTTTGATGAAAACAGGTATAAATAACATTAACACGATACAGGATAAATGATATGGCGGCTATAATAACAGATAGATTAAAGTTAGCTATCGTAGATAAGATTGTAACTATTATAGAAGATACAGTAGATCCAACATACATAGGATTTGCTAAGTCCGAACCATGGGACAGTAATGATGCTGCTCCGACACCTTTGAATAATTTAGATGAAGAGAGAAAGTTTCGAAATGCTTTACAAGGTGTAAAAAAAGTTGCAGGAGTTTCTACAGTAGTTCCAAGAGTTAACTGGATAAGTGGCACAACTTATGCTGGATGGGATGATCGAACAGTAGGATACGGTTCTAATTCTTTTTATGTTTTAACTGAAAGTTTTGGCGTATACATTTGTTTAAGAGGTGGAAAAAACAATCTAGGAGTCGCTGTTCCATCTACAGTTCAGCCAACCGGTTCTAATAATGATGCGTTTGAAACAGCTGACGGCTATGTTTGGAAATTCTTATACACTATAACAGAAGACGAAGCTCGAAAGTTTATGACAGCTTCTTTTATGCCAACGAGAATAATAACATCAGTTGATTCTAACTCTAGTGGAGCACATACAAAACAATTTGAGATACAGAACAATGCTGATAAACGACAAATAACACAAATTGTTGTCACCAACGCTGGAAACGGTTACACATCACCTCCAACAGTTTTAATCACAGGTGATGGTGATAGTTCTTTTACTGCCTTTTCAACTATTGATAGTAATTCTGGAACTGTTACAAAAATAGAATTCGCAAATGATTCATCAACTTTAGACTATGGACAAGGGTATACTAACGCTACAGTTACACTAGTAGGTGGTGGCGGAACAAGTGCTGCTGCAAGAGCAGTTATAAGTCCTCGTGATGGTTGGGGAAGTAATGCAAAGTTTGATTTAAAAACAACTTCAATATGTGTACATTGTAAGGTTGAAGGTACTGATTCTGATTTTGTTATAGGACAGGACTTTAGACAAGTAGGAATATTAAAAGGAGTTCAGAAAACAGTTGCTGACTCTGCATTCACTGGTTTAACTGGTAACTGTTTAAAACACTTGACACTTTCGTCAATTACATCAGTGTTCAGCACTGACAAACTTATAGTTGGTACGACTACAGGTGCTAAAGCTCTAGTTGATAAAGTTGATTCTAATAAAGTATTTTATCATCAAAATGATGTGACTGGATTTAGACCTTTTCTAAATGGAGAAACTCTTACAGAAAGCAATGGTACTGGTCAAGGTAGTATTGATTCTGCATTAGTCTCACCTTTTATTAATCCTGCTTCTGTTAAGTTACAATATTTAAACAATAGAACGCCAGTCGATAGATCAGCTTCACAAAACGAAGACATAAAAATTATTTTACAAATTTAAGAGTTTATAAATGCCAACTACATTAACTGAAAATTTATTTGCGAGTAAGTATAAAGATGACTATCAAGACAGCCACGGTTTTCATCGAATATTATTCAATCCAAGAAGAGCTCTTCAAGCAAGAGAACTCATACAATTACAAACTATCATACAAAAAGAAATTGAAAGATTTGGAAAAAATATATTCAAAGAAGGTGCTGCAGTCAATCCTGGTGGATTAGTTATAAACAGCAACTATGAATTCATTAAAATAACTGATGCTACTTTTCCACAAGATATCAAAGGAACAGAATTTACTGGACAAACATCTGGTGTTATAGTAAAGATATTAGATACATTTGCTGCGGCAGGCTCAGATCCAAATACTTTATATGTAAGATACACAAACAGTATCGCTGGGACATCAGGCACTACACCAATTAGAGTTACACCAGGCGAACAGTTATCATCTAACGTTGGTGCATCAAACATGACAGTTCAAACAATCAATACTGCTTCTAACCCAGCAGTAGGTGCAGGAGTTAGAGTTAGTATCGGTGCGAGTGACTTCTTTGTACAAGGATTTTTTGTAAGTGTAGATGCTCAATCATTAATCATATCAAAATATGATAAGTCTAAATCAGTTGATATTGGATTTAAAGTAACACAAGACATAGTGAGCGTTGATGATGATGTTAATTTATTTGATAATCAAGGAGCATCATTAAATCAAACAGCTCCTGGAGCTGACAGATTTAGAGTTAAACTTTTGTTAGTAACTCAAGATTCCATTGTTGCCGGTGAAACATTTGTCCCTATTGCTAAGATAGAAAATTCTAGAATTATTGAGACGAATAACGGTCAAAATTCTTATAACAGAATAAATGATATCATTGCGCAAAGAACAAAAGAAGAGTCTGGAAATTATATTGTCAATCCTTTTACTGTCTCATACGACTCAGCAGATACTTCAAACTTACAACTTACTGTGAGTGAAGGAACAGCGTATGTTAATGGTTACAGAGTCAACAATCCTACACCAACAAAAATAACTGTTCCGAAATCTACAGACACAATTGAATTTAATAACCAACCAGTCTCAATTGAATACGGTAATTTTGTTGAGGGTGATTCAGTTAGAATTAATGGTGATTTTATAACTCAGCATTTTAATACTAGCATTTCTACAAATGTTACTAATCCAGGAGATTCAGCTTCTAAAATAGGTACTTGTAGAATACGATCAGTAGAAAAAAAGACTGATGGAAATTTTAAGTTCTTTTTACACGACATAAAAATAAATCAAGGAAAGAACATTCGTGATGCGAGATCAATTGGTAATAGTACTGATGCCCGTTTAGCTCTTATAACTAAAACTGATGCGAACGGTGTTGTTGTAGCTGAACTAAAAGAAGCTGACAAAGAAGCATTACTATTTAAATTACCATCAACTCGTCCATCAACAATTTCTGACATCAATATAGCTGTTCAAAGAATATTTGAAGGTGTAACAGATTCTAACGGTGAACTTGGAATTAATTTAACCGCACCTGGAGAAACTTTTACATTGACCTCTGACTGGATAGCTTTTAGAGCAGACAGTGGTCCTGAGATTGCGATGCCAAGTCTTCCTACTGGAAACGGTATTGCAGCTTCTCGTGTCGCAACGAATATGCCTAGTAAGCAAATTACTGTTTTTGGCTATGTTAATAAAGCTTCTGCTGGACCAAAAGCAAAAGCAATTACTAGTAGAACAGTAGTCGGAACAGCGGCAGTAGAGTCTGATGGAATGGGTAATGTTATAACTGCTCTTAAGCTTGGAGCAAATGATATTATTGACATTAATGATATCAACAAAGATAGTGCTACTGGTCCAGATTTAAGACATATGTTTGATTTAGATAATGGACAAAGAGACGGCTTTTATGGTCAAGGTAAAGTTGTCCTTAAAAGCGAATACTCTAATCCTGGATTAATGGTTGTAACATGTCGACACTATGTTCATACAACTACTGGTGATTTTTATAACGTTAACTCTTACAACACTACAGAATATTCTAAAATTTCAGAGTTTACTTCTAAAACTGGTGAGGTATATAAACTTAGAGACGTTTATGATTTTCGACCATCTAAAGATGTTAGTGGTGAGTTTACAGGATCAGGTCATAGAATCATCAGCCTTCCAAGAAATACATCGACTTTAACTTCGGATAATACTTATTTTAAACCAAGAAATGATAAAATTACAGTTACAGAAACAGGTGACATTAAAGTTATACAAGGATCTTCATCTTTAACTCCAAAGTTTCCAGAAACGCCAGCTAACTCACTAGAACTGTATAGAGTAAAAATGGGTGCGAATACTCTTAACGGTGAAGACGTATCATATGACTTAATTGAAGCAAAAGGCTTCACAATGAAAGACATTGGAAAAATTGAAAAAAGAGTTGAAAGAATAGAAGAACTGCACAGTCTTAGTATATTAGAACTCGATACTAATAAGCTTTCGGTAACTGATTCATCTGGGAATGAGAGAGTAAAAGTTGGATTTTCTGTAGATAACTTTAAAGATCAAGCTCAAGCAGCAATTACTAGTTCTCAATATAGCGCTTCAATAGATCCAAAAGATCATTCACTACATCCTGCTTATTATGAAAACAACATAGGATTAGTTTATGACTCAGATGATACTGATACATCTGGTGTTATAAGAAAAGGTGATAATGTTTATATTAACTTTATTGATTCTGCTGAAATAGAGCAACTTCAAGTTTCGAAAGAAATAGATATTAATTCTTTTGACGTATTTCAGTTCAATGGACACATTAAGTTATCACCGTCCTCAGATGAGTTTAGAGATAAATTTAAATCTGGAACAAAATCAATTTCTGGTGCTAATACACTTTCAAAAGATGAAAATACACTTTGGGAAAGTTGGAAATGGAACTGGATAGGAACAAGTTTCGATGGAACTGTAACCGAAGAAGACACGCATCAAGTAGCAAATACTAGATCATTTGGTCATAATACACATCAATTGTTAAGTAGTGGTTTAGAATCAGTAGAAAAAACTATTGTGAATAGAGTTATATCTTCTGAAACAATAAGAAAAGTTATAGATGATCGTGTTGTTGATATTGCGATTATTCCTTTCATCAGATCAAGACTTGTACACTTCGAAGCAATCGGTATGAGACCAAATACTCGAGTCTTTCCTTACTTTGATAATGTTGACGTATCAGCATTTTGTAGAGAAGAATCATTTGCTTTTCATGGTGCTGACTCAGATGGTGCAGAGTTTGGTAATAGCCAAGAAGCGGCAACTGCCCACCCATCAGGAAGTACGAACTTAACAACAGATGCTGAAGGACGAGTTTCAGGTACATTTTTTATTCCAAACACTCCACAAATAAGTTTTAGAGCAGGCGTAAGAGAATTTAAGCTACTTGATATCACAACATCTGATGAAACTAATGCCTCAACAAGAGCATTTACTTTGTATAATTCAGCTGGAACTATTGAAAGAAATAGAACTAACGTTATATCAACTCGACATATATCAGTTGCAGGCTCAGATACAAATATCTTATCAGATAGAGTAATTGGAACTTCTGATACTAGAGGAAGAATCGATCCACTCGCGCAATCATTCTTTGTTAATAACGAAACTGGAATGTTTGTTTCATCTATTGAGCTTTTCTTTAAAGCAAAAGATGCTGACTTGCCAGTATGGATTCAGATCATACCAATAATAAACGGAGTACCTTCAAGAGAAGTTATTGTTCCGGGATCTACAAAATATCTATCACCGTCATCTGTCAATATTTCAGATACTGGAGCCACTTCATCAACATTTCGATTTGATGAACCTATATTCCTTGATTCATTTACAGAATATGTTATTGCAGTACAATCTGATAGTAAAGATTATAAGATATGGGCTGGAAAAACTGGTGATCTTATTGTTGGATCAACTGAAGAAAGAGTTTCAAAGAGAACTATAATAGGTGCTCTTTATCTTCCACAAAATACTTATAAGTGGGAGCCTGTTTATGACATGGATCTCAAGTTCAGAATCAATAGATGTAAATTTACAACTGGAAATCATACCGCAATATTAAATAATGCTACATTGCCAGAAAGATTACTTCCAGGAAATCCGATTGACGTAACATCAGGATCTGTTGAAGTAAAAGTTAGTATGGAAAATCATGGATTAAATGTAGGCGATTCAGTTGTATTAAAGAACATGGGAACAATTGGTGGACTTGCTTTTGGTGCAAGTCAAACTGTGACCATAACAAAAATATCTGGTGATTGTTATTTCTTTAATGCAGGCGGTGCAGCAACTTCTACAACTTCAGGTGGAGGGTTAAACGTTACTTCAACAGTTAACTATCAATATGACTTAGTTGTACCGTACATTGAAAATCTTGTTCCACAAAGCACTAGTATTACTGCTCAAATGAAACAAACATCAGGTAAATCATTGGCTGGAGCTGAAACACCTTACAATAAAGAAAATTCTTATTCTGATATTACATTAAAGGAAAATAATTTTCTAGCAACACCTAACGTTGTCACATATGCAGCAAAGGGTACAAAATCTGCTCAGATGAAAATTACAATGTCATCTGATAACAATTATGTTTCACCAGTTGTTGATTTACAAAGAAGTTCATTAATACTCGTAGGAAATAGAATTGACAATCAGGCTAGTAGCGTAGCTGCTGGATTTAATGTTCCATATCCTTATGTTGAAGAAACTGATAAGACTGCAGGAACACAGTTGTCTAAACATGTAACTAAACCAGTAACACTATTATCAGATGCTGTAGGACTTAAAGTATTACTTAGTGCCAACAGACCTTCAGTTGCAGACTTTGATCTTTATTATAAATCAATAACTGAAGAGCAATTACTAGATAATATTTCTTGGACATTGGCTCCTAAAACTGCAAATGTTCCAAGTGATGAGAATAGAGACGTGTTTAGAGAGTATACATATTTAATAGGTGGTGATAATGGTTCATTATTACCGTTCACAACATTTCAACTTAAGATCGTAATGAGAACAAGTAACTCAAGTTTAGTTCCCATTATAAAAGATTTAAGAGCAATAGCTTTAGGAGTCTAATATGAAATTAGTAAGAATAGGAAAAGATTTAGTGAAAGATGAAGAGACTGGAGCTATACTTAACACCAATGAGCAAGAAATAGAAAAAGCAAAGAAAGTCAAAGAGGCTAAAGAGGCCGATAAAGATGAGATTGCGCAGTTAAAAGATGATGTGAGTGAGTTAAAAGATATGATGAAACAACTATTAGAAAAGATGAACAACGATGGCTAGAAAAACTTTTATAGATTTAAGTGATACACTTAATGCATTTAGAGTTAAAACTAATGTTATATCGTATAACGTTGGAGACTTAGACAGTCTTCATTCAAGTTTACCTGATTCTGATTTAGTACAAGCAATAAATCATTTAAGATTGACAGATTCTTCCCTTCAAGCTGGAGTAGATAGTAATCAAACACAGATTTTTAATAATGATTCTGATATTGCAGCATTGAATTTATTTGCTGGAATTGGTGGTGGTGGAGGAACATCGTTACAAACACAAATAAATGAAGCTGACTCTAACATAAGCACTATACAAACAACAATTGGACTTGATAGTAACGGTAATCCAACAAGTGGCGGAGGTGGTGGAACATTACAAGCACAGATCACTGCAAATGATTCTGATATTTTGGCTTTACAAACTGCCATAGTAAGACCCGTTCAACTTAGTATATTGAAATCTGATGGATCATTAGTAAAAAGGATTTTTGGTTTCTCTGATTCAGGAGATTAATTATGGCTTTTAGAAGACCACTAGTAATCAAAGGTGATGCACTTCATGAAATGAGTGACTCTGATATTGCTCTTATAAGAAATAGAGTGATAGTTAATCATGGAAGAGATCAAGGTTTTAGATTAAGTGTTGTCAACACCGGTGGTACATTAAGTAGCATAGTTGATACACGTAAACTCGGTGGTGCTTTTACTAATACTGATTCTGCCGCAGCTGGATCAGTTACAACAAATTCAATAACATTTCAAAGACTATTAGATAGCGTTGAAGGTGAAGGATATATTAATGATGCTACGAAAATAGACTATCCAGTTTATTATGACAGTGACTTGTCAATAAATGATGATTCAAATACTAGAATGTCTATTAAAGCAATGACCGACTCTGATTTTAGAGATACTTTTATAAGACCTGTTATTAATGATCTTGTTGATGGAACTACTGGAAATAATCGTCAAGGAGTTTATTTTATTACTCAGGATAGTACTGCAACTGGTGTGTTAAGTACTGTTCCTGTTTTTATTGATACGGTTTTTGATGTTAGTACATACGCTGGCGGTTTAGGACAAAATTTAAATTTGCCAGAAGATAGTGATCAACCTCGAATCGAAGGAAAATATTATCTTGGAAAAGTTCCAAAAGATTCAGGATTAGCACCTTTTCATGACTCAAATTATTTTCCAATGTTAAGAATCGATCCTGATTCTGGAGGTAGTGGAACTAATTCTCATATTAGACTTAAAGAAATGGATAGTAATACTTTAGATCATTACTTACTAACGTCGTTGAATTACACTGAGGCTTTTGATAGTCACGGATATAAACTAAGATATGCGATTGATTCTGCAAATGTTTTTTCTGGAAATCAAGTAGGTACTGCTATAACAGATAAAGCTTTCGAGAATGCAAGAATATTTACAGATTCCACTGGAGGTTATTTTCAAGAACTTCCTTATGGTGATTCTTTTGGAAGTAACAACGCAGCAGTTTTTAAAACTTATAAATTAAAAATAAGAAGAGAATAATTATTATGGATATATTATGGCAATTTTTTCAGAAACTCATGTAGACGCTTATTTTATAGATGGCAAAAAGAATCAGATAGAAGTCATTTATAAAAACGCTTCAGGACAAAATATCCCTTACAATATACCTGTTAACTGGAGTCATCCAGACTTTCAAGAAGTTATTAAATTGTATCCTCTAGAAAGTTTAGAGCGTAAGTGGGAAAACACTATAAAAAAGCAAAGCCACATTTCTCAAGATCAAATACAAGAAGCAATAGAAAAAAGGGTTGAACAACAAACAGAATCGGTAACTGATGCAGATCAAGTATTAAAATTTTTAGAAGAAAATTCAAAAGAAATGAAGTATTTGTTTCCTTTTAAAGTAAAAGTGCTTTCTTTACCTATCATAAAAAATGCTGATCAAGACATTAAAAATAAAATACAAAAAGCTAAAAACATGTATTCTGTAATTGGAATAGTAGGAGAAGTTTTGAGTGGCGAATAAAGTAATTTATTTAAGATGGGGCGACAGATATAACAAAGATCATGTAGAAAGATTAAAAGAACAAGTAAAAAATAATTGTTCTGTTCCTTATGATTTTGTAACGGTCAATCATTGTTATGCTGGAAGAGAGTTTGATAAAATGAAACATCTTCAAGACACTCATTACAGAGGAGTAAAGAGTGTTGATGAATCCACAGCAATACAAAATGATTTTTTAAGAGAAGATCTTGGCGGTTTAGCACATTTTCAAAAAATATTAATGTTTAAATTTGATGTAGATCATTTTGATCCTCTAGACAAGCTTCTTTATATAGACTTAGATTCTAATATTAAAGGAGATCTTGCATATTTTTTCAATCTTCCAGTAGAACGACCGATGATAGCTTTTGATTGGAATGCTTATGACAATAAAAAATGGCAACATTCATACACTACAAGAGCTTATCCTTTATTCAATAGTTCAGTATTACTTTGGAGAACTGGTTATTGCGAAAGAGTTTGGAGAGAAATACGTAGAACCTCTGAAGCGAGCTTTTATCAATACGGAATGGTTGACAACTGGTTGTTTCATAGGTTTGGACCATGGGCATACAGGACTACTAATAGAGAATTCTTTAGACCATTTGATAGAGGCATAATTTCAAAAGATGGAATTATAGATACGATGTCAGGAACAACTGTTGAGGACAAAATAAATTGTTTAGTATGAAGATGTTTCGAAATGTTGAAAGAACATTAAAGTATGAACTCGATGAGAAATATTCTCATAGAAAAGAAGAAGTGTATAAAGCAATAAGAAACGGAACTGATTGGATTTATGATTGTAACATATACAAAGAATGGTGCTATGAAAAATTATTAGAATTAGATTTCCATAAAGCAAATGACTTTTCAAAAACTAATATAGTTTCCGGTGGATATTGTTTTTATGACGGTCAATATTGGTTGAAGCTCGGTATAAAAAACATTTGGTTGTATGAACTTGATGAAGAAATAAGAGGTATAAACGGGAGACTTACTGATTATATAAAACATGATATAGAAAAAACATTTAAAACTTTAGATTGTGTTATTGATAAAAAATGGGTAAATAAGGATATAGGACTTCATATCAATTTTAATTGTGAAAAATATTATCATATGAAACATGCTGTATCAAAAGCAGACTATCCTGACAATTGCATATTTGTTTTCTGTGGATCTAATCTTAAATATGCTGGTCCAGATACACCAGGTAACGGTAACATAAATATATGTGAAACCTTAGATGATTTTATAGAAACTCTTCCTAATATGCATATCTTTTTTAAAGATACAATGAATGATAAACACATGGTGATTGGATGCTTAGAGTAATATGCGCTAAATGGGGTGACTATCAGGACAATACTATAACACAATTGTTTGATAATGTAAAGGAAAAAAGTTCAGTTTCTTTTGATTTTTGTTGCTTTACTGAATTTAGTAATGAGTTTGATAAGTATCAACATCAAAAAGATGGGTATGACTATTGGGATCAAGGTGGTCTTCCACACTCAAATAAGATTCAATTATTCAAGTTAGATGAAAAGTTTGATAAAAATGATGTCATACTTTATTTAGATCTTGATGTTATTGTAAATCAGGATATTGCATATTTCTTAGAACTAGATAATAATAAACCATATATCGTTTGGAATTATTGGGACGAAGAGAAACCAGAAGAATGGAGAAGGTTGTATAACATTTCACATTGTCCTTTGTTTAATAGTTCTGTGATGCTTTGGAAACCAGGACAAAACTTGCCAATATATAATTTTTTAAAAGCTAATGCTGACAAAGTATTCTTTACTTACAGAGGAATAGATACATTTATGTTCCATCATTTTGGTCCGTATACTTCAACACATTTCAATCATTTTGAAGAAGGAGTTGTAACATCACACAGACATGGTGGTAATATATTAGCAGGTGTTGTTCATATGTTTGAAGGATTAAGTGACGAAGAAAAAGGTAAGTATGTATTTAATAGATGATACTGATATATTAAGATACAATGAAGCTTTGGATATGACGCGTCATCATTATCCTTACATGCTTGATGATGTTGTAGAACAAATGGGAATAGTTGAATTTAAAATACAAAAGTGGTGGGCTAGTAAAATTGATCTTATAGGAAAGTCAGTAAACATATTTAGTTCCGGTTATGGAATGTATTCTGTTCCACTTGCACACGAAAAAGGTGCCTCATGGATTCGTACGTATGATAAGTGTCCAATAATGACATATATAATTACAGCAGCAAATGAAATAATAACAAATGCAGATATAATACATAAGAGAGTTGACTTTATATTTAATCCACAAGAAATTAAAGATGCCGATGTCTGGATTAATACGAGTTGTGAACATACGTATCCCATGAGTGATATTATACCTGAAGGAAAATTATGTGTTATGAGTGGAAATGATCTTAAAAAACCTGGCCACATCAATCATATTACAAGTTTAGATGAACTAAAGAGTCAGTGCAATTTAAAAACAATATTAAATGAAGATGTGATGATATTTGAAAGAGACAATAAAAGATACTATCAGTATTTTATAATAGGTGTAAAATGAAGAGAATAATTTTTTCAATCTATATTGATATACCAGAAGAAAACTTAGACGAAACTGGTTATTCAAAACATGCTAGGAATAATAAACACAGAGGACCAAGAGCCGCAGAAACAAAAGACAAACTAAATGCATTTCGAAATCATTTAATGTGGACGCAAAAGGCATATGCTGATCATTGTGATGCAGATTACAGATTATATGTTACTGATAAAGAATGGTTTGACTATTATTCTTCTATAAAGAGAATACATGACAAACTTCCAATGTATCATATATTAAATTATTATAAACATCATTTAATGTATCAATTAGTTCAAGAAGGATATGATGAAGTATTTTATTGCGATATGGACATTATTCCTGTTACAAAAGAAAATATATTTGAAGAACATGATCTTTCATACTTTTGGTCCAAAAATAATAATGAACTTGCAGAATGGGGAAAGCATTGGGACCTGACACAATATAATACGTGTGATAGAAATCCCGCAACAAAGTATTGGAATACTTATGCTTTATTACTACAAGAAGGTTATGAACCAGAGAATGACGTCATCAACACTGGAACAATGATTGCGGGGAAAGATGTTATAAAAGATGTTGATTGGCCTAGAGAGTTTCCTATCATGGTTGAAAAGCTAAAAAAACTTCAAGATGATAAAGACACAATGTTTCCAGAAGCACTTCATAGCAGATTTGCATATGACAATGAAACTATGTTTAGTTACTTAATACAATCTAAAAAGTTTAAATATAAAAGTCTTACTGACGAATGGCATGGTAGAATGCCAGATAAAGGACCTGATCCAGATCACAAGATAATTCATGCCATTAATAAAAAGTTTGAATTTATATGGCCTGATGTAGAATATGAGGGAAGAGTTTTCGAAGAATGAAAGTATTTGCATTAAGAATAGGAGATAAGTACGGACCTGAGTACGAAACTTATATTCGAAAACAACTTAAAGATTATGACTTAACGATCGTTAATGAACCATTTGATCCTAGAGTTGCTTTACAGTGGAACAAAATGTTTTTTATGGCTCTTGATATTGATGAACCTATTTGTGTCATTGATATTGATTTAGTGTTAATTAATGACTATAGAAGAATATTTGATTATCCTATTCGAAAAGGTCAGTTCTTAGGAATGAGACAATGGTGGGGTGACACTGACATACAGCTTATCAATGGTGGTTTTTTTAAATACTATCCAAAAGACTGTAAGTACATATTTGATAAGTTCATGAACAATATAGAATACTGGCAGTCGCACTATATTGAAAAAGGTGTAACTATTGGACCTGTTAATGGCGAACAAAACTTCGTAGAAGAATCTGTAAAAGAAAGACTTGAATTGATTACATTCAGTGATAAGTGGTGCACTCGATGGTGTCAAGATCCTCGAATTAATAAAAGATTGAGTAGTCTATATATGAAGTATTTTCATGAACCAATGATGCTTGGAGGAAGTTTTCAAGATAAAATCAAGATAGTTCACTTTACGTATTCACTTAATAAACCTCATGAAAGTCAAATGTTTAAGGGCCTGTACACCTGATCTGTATAAATATAGTTAAATCTTGAGGTTTAGAAACCTCTCGAGAAGACTCAGATACAGGAGTAAAAAATGGGTAAGCAAATTATAGGCATTGGTA